TGATTACTCAGTAGCAATTCAGCTCTTTCATCATTCGCTAGAAAATGATGCCGAGGATGCTATGGCTGACTTTGACCGAGTGATAGACAACCTCAAGAACCGCCTTCGCTCAGATCACCAATTCGGCGATAAGTCAGGCGTACTTGTATGGCAAGCGGCAGAACCAGTCATTAACACATCTTACGGCGAACCAATGTCCACCAATGGTACTGCTACCGAAACTTGGGCGGTTGTTCGATTTGATGTAACCCAAGTAATCAACGCATAGGAGCAATCATGCAGTTCACTTATACAGGCTCAGATGAGCGAGTTTTCCCAAGTATTTCAGTAGTAGTTCAACCCGGTGACACCTTTGAAGCGCCTGAAGATTTCAGCGCAGCAAATGTTTCATCAAAGCCAACCAAGTCCAAGCCAACAGTAGGAGATGAATAATGGCACTAGCACAACCATCCGTTAAGTCGTATTTAGGCGTTGCCCTAGAAACGACAAAAGGAACACCAGTAACGGCTACAAACTTTGTGCCAGTTACCATGAACAGTTTTAAGCCTGTTGATGTAATCGCACCTCTTTACGACACAGGGCTTCGTGGCTCACTCGTTGAGAACTACGCCTATGTTCAGGGCCGCCGTCACACAACCATTGACTTTGGTGGGCCAGTCTTTGCAGACACAATCGGCTACTGGATTGCTGGCGTACTTGGCGATGTAACCACAACAGGTTCATCAGCCCCTTACACCCACGCTATTGCGGTTAAGAACGCCGTAGGAACAACTGGCGATGCTCAGCCAAAGGCTCTCACCATCACAGACTTCTATTCAGCAAATACTCGCCAATATCCAGGCGCTCAGATTACAGACTTTGGTCTTACATTCAACGCTGATGGAATGTTGGAATACACGGTCAAGGCTATGGGTTTCCCATCAGTTACTACAACTGCTCCAGCTCCATCGTTCTCAACAGTTCTCCCTACTCAGGTATGGACTGGAACAGTAACAGTTGGTGGATCGCAGATCGCTTATGTCCGTACCGGAACCCTTGACCTCTCACGCAAGTCAGAGGCTATTTGGGGTCTATCTAATACTCAATCTCCATATCAGGTATTCCTTGGCGCTCTAACTGCTAAGGGTAAGATCACCTTTGTTATGCAAGATGATGCAGAACTTACTCGCTACATCACCAACACTCAGCCAGCCCTTACCTTCAACTTCTCAACAGGAACAGGCGCAACTGCAACTCAGGTTCAGTTCACTATCTCAAAGGGCGCTTATGTAACTGGCGCTATTGAGCGCAACGCTGATTATGTTGAAGTGACCGTAGATATCGAAGGTCTTGGAAATACAACAGATGTTGGCGCAACTGCTGGCTATTCACCTGTTAAGTTCACGCTTCAGAACGCACTCCCAAGCGGAACATTCCAGTAACCGATAGAATCCCGCTAGGAGAGGCCGCCTTCCCCTCTCCTAGTCGGGCTATTATTGCGAAGGCAAGTTGGAAGGAAACCAATGTCTAAAACTATTACGCTCCCATCAGGTAACACCGTAACTTTGCGTGATGCTTCTACGCTTCGCGTAAAAGACCGTAAAAAAATTGTTGCTGCGGCTAACAATCAAGAAGGCTTTTTACAAGCTATGTCTATGACTGATGGCTTAATCGCCGTTCTTGTTGAGTCATGGTCATTTGATCTTATTATCCCATCAATTCATATTGCTTCACTAGATGAACTTACAATGCCTGATTATGATGCAATCGCAGTAGAAGCGGCTAAAGCCCAATCTATTATCTTTACAGATTTCTCTAATACTCCCGAAACTCAAGCAAACCCTGATAGCCCTTTAGGAAACTTGAACGCCTAAAGTGGGCTATTGAAGGTAATCAACTTAGCGAAAATTACGATTACCCTTATGAGGAGTATTTTTACTTTATCTGCGCCAAAGAATTTGGTTGGACTCCGCAAGAAACAGACGAACAACCCGCTCATATGATTGATTGGATTATCAAGATTTGGGGCATGGTCAGGGAGGTTGAAAATGATCGAGAACAACATTCCTGAAGTTATGAAGAGTGTTACAAAAGCCATGTCTAAAATTGATAATGGCGCTCGTGGCGCTCGTGATGAGATGATGACTCAACTCATTCAACTCTCTAAAGAGCAGATTAAAGGCAAGCGCGAACCCGGCACTAAGGCTATCTCAGGACAACCGCCTATGAACCGCACAGGTAACTTACGCCGATCTATTAAAGGCGAGAAGATGCGCGAAGGGTTTGCTACCTACTCAGCCGTAGTCGGCCCAACAATTATCTATGGTCGCAGGGTTGAACTCGGTGGGGGCAACTGGCCTACTGGCACAAAGTTCCCTTATATGAAACCTGCTTGGGAAAAGTTTAGACCGTTAGCACTTGGCATTATCCGCAAACACTTGGCACTCTAGGAGGCTACTATGGCAGAGTTCTTTCCACCTGTTCTCTTTGAGATCAGGGCTAAAGCTACTGAGGCTATTGCTACATTTGGCGAGGTCAATAAAGAACTTTCCAAGATGGAAAAAAATGGGCTTCTTGCTAGTGGCTCTTTAGGGCAACTGCAAAAGGCTTCTAAATATGCTGGCGCTGCTCTACTTGGACTTGGTGGAGTTTTTGCTGCTTTTGGCGTTTCTAGTATTGCGGTATTAGATAAAGTAGAAAAAGCCCAAGCCAACCTAGAAACGGCAGTTACCAATACTGGCGTAAGTTTTAAGATTGCCAAACCTGAAATTGATTCTCACGCCAAATCAATGATGAACTTAGGCTTTACTCTTAACGATACCTATGATGCACTTTCTAAAATGACTGCCGCATCTGGTAGCCCTCGTATTGCTCTAAACGCTTTAGGAGTGGCAGCCGATCTTGCTCGATTTAAAACAATGTCGCTTGCCGATGCTGGCACTCTTATAGCCCGCGCTTCTATTGGTCAAGCCAAAGGTCTTGGTGATTTGGGTATTGCTATTGGCAAAACAATTCCTAAAGGCGCAACAATGGCTCAGATTTTTCAAGCTATTGAGGAACGCGCTAAAGGAGCCGCTACTGCTTTTGGTGACACACTATCTGGCAAAATTGCTATTGCCAATGCAAATTTTCAAGCGTTTCAAGTTCAAGTAGGAACAGACCTAGTTCCAATTTTAATTAAATTCACCACTTGGCTAACAGATAAAGCCATACCAGCATTGCAAAAAATGTATAAGTGGGTAAAAGATAACACAGGCGTTGTTAAAGCCATTGTTGCGGTTTTGGCTACTTTATGGGTTGCCCCTAAAATAGCATCATTGCTTACCTCTCTTGGATCTTTAGCAACCGCATTTACTAGAGTTGGAACTGCCGCAACAGAAGCAGCAGCAGCAGAAACCGCCGCCTTTTCTGTTGGAGTGCCTGAAGTTCTTATGGCGTTTCTTGCCGCATGGGGCGCTTATTCATTAGCCAAAAATGTTCCTTCCGGCGTTAAAACAGGCGTTCAAAATTTTGGAGTATCTGGATCAACTGGCGGTATGTATGGCGGTTCAACAGGCGGCGTTGCTAAGCCATCTTCTCGCGTAACAATGAGTTATGGATCTGGAGCAACAATGCAGACCCTTTATGCTCTTCCTAATGATGTTGCCAAATATCAAAAACAGGGATGGAAAGTTGTAAATCCAACTTTATCCACTCCAACTCCTAGCGGCATTGATCCGCTTACTGGTCATCCTTACAAGGTTCTTCCTAACGCTAAGAGTGGCGGAAGTTCTAAAACTTCTATTAAAAAAATGGAAAAACTTGCAGTTGGTGGTACTTCAAATCAAACATTTAATATTTATGTAGATGGAAGCAAATCTGCTGCTAAAGTATCTACACAAAATCAGCCATTGAAAAAGGTAGGCTAATGACTCTAGGAACATATCAATTTCAATTCAGGGGCGTTCCTTTTGGTGCAGGTACACCTTACATTGTTGAAAGTGTAGATGGTCTAGGAACTCCAGCTTTACGCGTTCAAGATGATAACCGAGGTTATATTGATGGCGCGTATTCAGGCAGAGATTTCTATGAAGGTCGCACCGTAACTTTTAATATACTTATTATCGGCGATTCAACAAAAAGCGCGCAGTCCTATTATCGTGATTTTAGATATGCCATTACCCCTCAAGTTCAAGGTTTATATCCAGACCCATATCAATCTGCTCAACCTTCAGACACCACGCTTAACCTTTTTCAATTTCAGTTAAATTCTGAGTCATATACAGATACAACCATTACTGGTATTAAGCGTATGTGGGGTCGCGTTCGTTCGGTTACTCACACCGTAGATCCCGAATATACTTTTGGATATATCTCAGTTCAAATGGAAATGTATTTCCCAGATCCTCGTTATTATGACGATACCTCTAAAAGTGCCTCCGGAACTACTGGCGTTGCTTTGGCTAACAATGGTTGGGCGGCTACTTGCCCTGCCGTAACTATTGCAAGCCCTAGCGCAAGCGGAGCAATTTGGGATGTTGTAACAGGTTCGCGCATGAACTTCTCGAATGTTAATACTTCGTATCCGCTAGTTATTGATCTCTTACAACGCACAATCACCCAAAACGGTGTCCCAGCTCGTAATACTTTGGCATATTTTGATAATGTGACTTCAGGTAATACGGTTCAGGGCTGGCTATCTATCGCCGCAAACTACGCACCTACTTGGTCTAGTACCCTTGGCTCTATGGCTATTACATATAGGAACGCTTACATCTAATGGCTATTAGCGATTACACCTATGTAACAACTCAACTGTATCAGTCAGGATCTACTCCTAATCCGATCATTGCTGAGTTGCCATTTACGCGTGTGAACTTTACTTCTCAGTTATCAAGTATTGGCGCGTTCTCTGGTGAGTTGCTTCTTTCAGGTGTTAATTCGGCAAACCTCAATGTTGAGGCTGGAACAACGCCCGGCAAAGTAATTCTTTGGGTTTTGCATGGTGGTATTCCTGTTTGGTCTGGCGTTATCTGGAACAGAGAGTATGACTCTGAATCTCAGATAATGAAGATCAACGCTCAGGAAATGCTCTCCTATTATCAGCATCGCCGTATCTACAAGTTCACAGGCTCTAGTTATTACCAGACAAATGCTGGCGGTACTGGTAGTGGCGGTCTTGTCTATGGCAACATCAGCACAGGTGTTGGCATTGATCCGCTTACCATGCTTAGCGATCTTTTAACTGGGGCTAACGCAAGCAGTCACGGAAATATCGGCGTTACCTATTTAGGGCCATCTTCATCTAGCGGTACTGCCATTCGCACATTCTTTGACTTTGAAATTAAGAGCGTTTATCAGGCATGGAAAGATCTAGCCACTAGCTCGACATTCTTTGATTTCCTTATTAAGCCATATCTTATTGGCGGACAACTTTACAATAAATTAGTTGCAGGAACTCCTACTTTTGGCGCTTCTTACAATGCCGCGCTTAACGGTTCTCTGAACTTTGAATTTCCTGGCAATATTGTTTCTTATTCTTATACCGAAGATGCTTCCCGCGTAGGTAACAATGTGTACGGCTTGGGCTATGGCGCAAACAACAACCGCTTGATTTCTAATTACTACGATCGCTCTAAGATTTACGGTTCTAATACTTGGCCTCTACTTGAAGAAAATGTCAATCTTATTGATATTGTCAGCACCGATCTTCTCAAGCAAACCACTATTGGCAAGTTGCTGGCTATTGGATATCCACCAACAACCATGCAGATTGTTATTCCTAGTTATGTTGATCCTTACCTTGGCACTTACGGCGTGGGCGATCAAGTCAAGGTTCTTATTAACGATGACCGATTCCCTAGTGG